GTCACTCGCCATTCTGGAAGCCATGTCATGCGATTGTGTAGCCTCTCAAAGTGCCGCGTGTAGCTGCATCTGTAAGGACTTGATCGATTGCTTCTGCAATGGCGTTAGGGTCACCGATGCCAGCTTGGACAGTAATGTTGATAATATCGCCTGACTCAGTGGCTCTGAACCTTGCAGGGTCAAAAGTAGAATCTGCTGAGATGCCAGTACGACCAAGTATTCTCATCATTGCCAGTTGTGATTGCTCATCAACCATGCTGCTACTAGAGTTGGCAATTATCTCATCAATGTGTTCTTTGAGTAAGAAGTTGATCGCTGTGCCTGATTCTGTGGTTTTGCGTAGATCAATCAATGAGTCTAAAGCTGGATTGCCCGTGTTGCTGCCATTGCCAGTTACTGCGGATGGAGTAGTTGGCACTAGCGTCTTTGTACCTTGAAGCCTTAGCAATTCCATCATCTTAGCAATAGCTGCATCTAGGTTGGCAAGATTAATTAAATCCTTTGGTTTGAGACTGTCAAGGATTGACTTAATGTCTTGGAGCTTTACATTCTGACCTGAGAGGACACCAAGAATCTTTAGATCCTCATTGAGTTTCTTAGTTGCAGCAACAATGGCTGCTTCATCCTTAGACGCAATAGCATCTTCTAGAGCAAGGATTGACTGCTTTACATTCAGGCGAGCCGTGTCATTAGCAATCTGGAGAACCTGAGCCGATGAAGTTGCCTTGCCTAATTGCTCAGCCTGATTAGTAAGAGCCGCTGCAATCTGGATCTTGTCCATGTCAAAGATTTCTTCACCCTTAGTAAGAGCGAGATTAGCCTTATCGATTGCCTGTTGTAATCTTTTATTCTTTAACTGCGCGGCAGTCTCTTTAGTAAGTGCCTTATTCTGTGCAGTAGTTTTCTTTGTAAGAGTAAATTGGCTTTGTAATGATTTTAGATGAGCGTTATCAGATGACTTCTGGACAGGGGCTTGCTTTCCAGCCTCGCGCAGTAATGTCAGATAAGTACCCACGATAGGGATCATGCCAACATTGACGCTGCCAATGATAGGGAGATCCTTTAACTTTCCAGCCAAGACTCCTATGCCACGAATGACATCTGCAATATACAGAGCCGTCTTTTCCATGTTTGTTGCTAAATCAGCAACGCTAGTATCTTCTCCAAGTTTAGTAAGCGCATCAATTAAACCAGTACCAATAATCTCGCTAGCATTAGCCGAAGCGACTGCAAGCTTGTCTATTGAACCTTGAAAGGTATTAGCAGCAGCAGTTGCTGATCCTGCGAATGTGCTTTGTAGCTGGTTTGTTATGTCCTCAAAAGACTTAGCCTTCAAGTCTGCCTTTGAGATACCTACACCCAAGCGAGATAGGGCTGCATTATTTCCTAGATATGCGCGACTTAATGCCGCTGTTACTGAAGTTAGTTCTTTGCCAGTCGATGCTGAAATGTCTAAAGATAGATTGAGAAGTCTTTGTGCTTCTGCTGTGTTGCCTGTGGCTACTGCAAGGGTTTGATAAGCAGGGCGTAGAAGATCATCGACAATACCGAACTCTGTTTGTAGTCGCTGGATGTATTCTTCTGATGCAGCAGCATCTCGACCAAGTCCAACATTCTTAAGAGCTAGGGCTAACTGTTGCTGCGCCTTCTGATCAGCTGCTGCTGCTTTAACAGAAGCCTTGCCATAAGCCAGAACTGCGGAAGTACCAAAAGCGAGACCAAAAGTGGCTGCTAACTTCTTGACATTCTTAGTGAGTTTGTCTGTTGCAGTATCTGCTTGCTTAAAGGCTTTATTGCCTGTGAACTCCGCGGCAATGTCAATCAATACATTAGCCATGGTTAGCCTCTCGCTCTTGCGTTTAGTTTGTTTGCTGCGCCTTGAATAGCCTTAAGAACTGCTTCTCTAGCCTTGCCATTATTCTCATCGTATGCGCGGAATAAGGCGCGACCTTCCATCTTTTGATCGCCCTTCATCTGTGAGCTGTACTTGCCCTGCTGATTCTGGACAAATCTGCTTTGTGGAGTCTTACGACCCATAGTCTCGTAGATTGCTCCAGCAGCACTCTTATTGAATACGCGAGCAAGAGATCTGAAACCTCTGCGATTAGGCTTTGATGGTGTTGTCTTATAGCCAATGCCGCTTTTAACTATGCGAGCGTTGTAACTAGGGAATCGAGCCTGTGAACCTTCACGAGTTAGCCATCCGCTAAGGACTTGCCCATCATCGGGCAAATACCCTTTGGCAGCTCTCGTGATTGGTTTAAGTGCTGCTGCAACTTCTTTAGGTAAAGCCTTAGCAAGGTCAGGGCTAAATTGGCGTAGCGATTTTCTAAGAGCGACCGCGCCCTTTACGCTTGCTGGCATCGCTCACCTCTTTCGCTTCATCTTTAAGCCCCTGCACTAGTGCATCGAGCATGTTCTTATCTAACTCCAACAACTGCTGTGGCGCGATTCCCAACCTAATGCTTAGCCTAGCAATCAGGTAGGTGAATGGAAGATCGCGCTTTAAGCTAAAGGGTCTGAGTCTAGAACCTCGACACTCTTAAGTGTCTCGATGAACTCAATACCAAAAGGCTTAACAGTTTCACCTGATCTGCGTGTTACTTCCCATGCTAACCAATAGACATCGCTTTGTTTTTCTTCATCGCGAAACGCCTTATGGAAGCCCTTTTTAGCGTACTGCTCGAATGAGTACTCCACTGCTGGAGTTATCTCGCCTTCTAGTACGCTTCCATCTGTACGAACTATCTTTAGTCTTGCCATGGTTTGCCCCTTTGTTGGTTGTTTAGAATGTGCCTGTTGTGGCTACTGCAACTGTTGAGTTAGCAGTGAATGTGATCGACTGTGTGGACATATCGCCAACAGCACCATTGATGTCTGTTGTGTTATTCACTAGAAGTGACACTGTGTAAAGAGGGTTAGTAGCAGATACTGCTGTTCCCTTTTCCTGTAGGAATACACATGTGACTGTTGTACCCCATGCTGCCTGTAGTGTTGCCAATACATTCGCTGAAGCTGTGTCGTTTAGGAAGTCGATTGTCACAGATGATGCTTCCAAGCCCTTAACGAACTTGTGTGCTGTGTCACCCATTGCAGTTACTTCTAGCTCATCGAATGTGCGGTTAAGAGTAATAGATGTTACATGGTCAGAAAGATCAACAGTGTTAATCTTCACGCCAACTTTATTGTTTAGAAATACAGCCATGAGATTATTCCTCGTCTTTCTTAGTAGTTACTGGCTTTGGTGCTGGTGTGCTTACTTGCCCGATTTTCTTCAGGAAGTCAGCGTTTTCTTGTTCCCACTCGGACATGTTTAGCTCCAACTCGTTAGGATTGATACGGACATCTCGCAGCTGAGTAGGTCACCCGATGCAGCGTTGAGAATACTTGGTGCGCTGATTGCGCTTACATTATAGACCAGAGATGATGCTGCTAACTTAGCGAACACGCGACACACAAAATCTTCTATTCCATTAAGGTTGCCTTCGTTGTCGTAGAGAGGCGCGACAATGATCAAGCGAAAGTTAGCCATCGGACTAATAGCAATTTGCCCATTATTGTTAGGCGTAATGTATTCGTCTGCGGGACTGACAATAACTGAGTTAGCCAATACTGTGGCAGGCGGAAATGCAAAAACTTGATAGCGCGTATTATCGACTAGAGCAGTGGCTAATGTGGTTCTGAGAGTAGTGACGGCAACGGGCATTATCCCACCATCGAACGCGGATCAAGTGCGTGAGCGATCAATCCTCGCACCTTAGCGAGAAGCTGCGCGCTCATTCGGTAAGGGCTTGGCTGGAAATCCACTGCGTTACTGCCTGAAAGGGTGGCTGTACGCGCTTGCCAGATTTCAACAGATATCATAAGAGATGCTTGCTGGACTGCTGTGTCTGTTGTCCAGTCTGTGTAATTTGTTGCTGTGACTTTACCAAAAGGTGCAATAGGATGCACTGGCTTAATGGCAGCGTGATTTGTAACCATGCTTATTGAGTAAGGTGTAACCGCTGTGATAACTTTTGATCCGTTAAACAAAGAGCCACATCCAGTTATTGTAACTGTCTGTCCAACATAATAAGTGTCTATAAGTTCTTGATCAAAGTAAAGCGTTCCCTCGCCTACGATGCTGGAATGTGACACGGCATAATTACTGTTAGTCCATAACATAGGAAGTAGGACTGCATCTGCCGCATCGCATACTTCCTGCAAAACGGCATCTGTATACAGTGTGCCAACACCTAAAGTGGTGCGTAACTCAGTAACTGTTGTGAGTGCCATCATGTCCTTTCTAAAGACTCTGGGGAGTAGAGGGCTACTACTCCCCAGAGCGACTTAATTACCTAGTTATCAGGTTAGGTTAAACCAGTTCGCGCCAGCCGCTAACTTAGTGGCAAGTGCTCCCTGACCGAATAGCAGAATATCTACTGTTCCGTCTGAGTTAATGTTTGTGCGAAGTTGCTGACGAGCACCCTCGTACCATGTGTAAGCATCTGGGTTGATAACAGCCATTGAGTAATCAGCAGTACCGACTCCGCCAGAACCCTTCATGTAACGAGATACACGAAGGTCAAGACCTGCGACTGAACCGCGAAGGCTCGTAGGTGTAAGTGCGCCACCTGCGTTTTGAGGATTAGCAGCAATGTAGATTGGTCGTCCTTGATCGTTGTAGCTCATGATGTTAGCCCATTGTTCTGGTGTAACAACTATATTGCGAGCAAAGCCAAGTGATGCTGAATAAACTGCTGCTGCAGCACTTGATACATACTTTAGCAAGCCATCGGCTGAGTTAGCCTGTGCTGTTGCGTTAAGAGTACCTGCGCCCTGAATAGCTGTTGTTACAAATTCTTCAGTATCTTTTGCGTAAGCAAATTCCATCTGAACAAGAAGCTCGTCTAGGAATGCAGGTGTTGAATTTGTTAGCAACTCTAGAGTTGTAATTGCACGACCCTTGAAAGACTTCTTTGTTACTGTGATGTATGAAGCTTCAAGTTGTGATTCTGTAACTGCACCATTTTCATCGATCTGATCAACTAGAGGCACTTCAGTAATCTTTGGAAGTTCAAAAGTTTTTCCAAATTCTGGCATTGTGCCACGAGTGACTGAGTCAATCATTGGACGATCTGCATTAGAAAGGAAGTTAAGTAGTTGTGTGCTTTGTGGTGTTGGAATAAATCCTGCACCTGTTGTTTGATCGTTGTCAGCAGCGCGTAGCCATTGACGAGATTCATCATCACCAAAGAGGTTAGCCTTTAGTGTGTTTTCCAAGTAATTACGCTTTGTGATTTCGATT